TATTTGATGGTACCGTTAAATTACTTCCATCACTTGTTGAAGACTTTGTATTCACGACCACCGGATCAAATGTGGGAATAAACTATTCATCTAATGAAATTATATATGGTTCACACAACTCACTATTTAATGAAATTGTATGGTTCTATCCAGCGGGTACACCTGCAGGTAGTCCTGCAGTACAAAACAACCGGGCTGTAGTTTATAATTATGTAGAAAATACTTGGTCATTAATGACACTTGCTAGAAGCTCTTACGCAGATGCAAGTACATATGATGTGCCTTACGCAACAGAATATGATTCTACTGCTATACCAACATTTTCAAATATAAGTGGTGCTACAAATACTTTTGGTTCAACAACATATTATGCACACGAGGTTGGTAATAATGAAATAGCTCTAGATGGAACTGAATCAGCTATTGCGGCTTACATCCAATCTGGAGATTTTGATTTACCTGTCGATGGTGAAGGTGAATATTTCATAAGAATAAGTAGATTCTTACCTGACTTTAAAAACTTACAAGGGAATGCGGTTGTAACTATATTTTTAAAAGACTACCCTATTAATACTGGTGCCTCTTCACAACTTGGGCCTTTTACTATAAATTCAAGTACAGAAAAAATTGATACAAGAGCAAGAGGTAGATTGGCTAATTTAAAAATACAAAACACTGATATTAATGAAACTTGGAGGTTTGGTACATTTAAAGCAGACTTAAACGCAGATGGGAGAAGATAATGGCTAAAATAAACGTATACGTACCAGAACCACCACAAGAATATTCAGCAGAAGGGTTTAGACAAATTAACCAAGCAATATCAACAGTGGAGAATCAATTAAATACATCTTATCAGCAAGACTTGAAAAATGAACAAGATGCATTTAACTTCTTTATGTCATGACAATAAAATATAAAAATCAAGGTTTCTTATTAAGTACTACAAACCTAACTACTGTTCTTACTATTGATGCATCATCACGAGCACTAGTTAAAAGTATTTCTGTAACTAACGAACATAATAGTAATAATTTAGTTGAAATGTATTTAAGGGATAACTCAGCTTCAACTGATTATGAATTCTATCATAAAAATATGGCTGCAGATGAAACGGATCAAGCTGCGGGACAAGTTTTAATATTGGAAGAAAGTGATGGTTTAAAATTTCAAGCAGATACAGCAGGTGTGGTTAAAGGTGTCATATCATATGCACTCATAAACAGATCGCAGGAAAATGGCTAGGAAATTTAAAGACTTTGTTGAAAGACCAAAACCTAGGAAGAGACCTAGACGTCACACCAAGAGTCTTAACAAAAGTAAGAAAAGATGTTATAAAAAATACAATCGGCAAGGACGTAAACAATGACACAAAAAACTATAATTATTAATGGTGAAGAAGTTCCTGTTATTCCAGCTAAAGCTGAAGAAGAAGTAATTAATAAAAGAACTCAAAAGAAATATGCATCTAAAGAAGAATTTGATGCTGATGTAGCAGATGCTAATACAGATACAGTTAATGAAGACTTACAAATAAATCAAAAAATAACAGTTGCATCTTTACAGGTTTTTGGTAAAACCATGAAATGAAACCCTACGGCGGAACTGAAATTCAGTTCGATTATTTAAAAAAACATGTATCTCGAGCTTTAATCGATTCAGTTCAAATAACCACATCTGTTCCAGAAAAAATTCCCTTAGATCCAGTAAAGTCAAATATACTCTGGATCAAAAATTCATACGATCAACCTAACTTACAAAGCTGGTTTCAAAACAAAGATAACCATTCTAAGTATGACTGGTATGTTTTTAATTCTCATTGGACATTTGAAAAGTACAGGTACTTTTTTAAAATTCCTGAAGACAGATCTACAGTAATTAAAAACGCTGTTGACTACGATGAGTTGAAACTTAAAACTGATTTTACTCCAAAACCAAAAGTTAAAATGTGTTATATATCTACACCTTGGAGAGGTTTAGAAGTAGCTTTAGCTACTATGGAAGCAATTAAAGATCCTGATATTACCTTAGATGTTTATTCAAGCACAATTATTTATGGATCTAGTTTTCACAACCAAAACGATAAAGGCTATGAAAAACTTTATGAAAAGGCTAAGAGCTTACCAAATGTAAACTACATGGGTTATTGTCCTCATGATCAGTTAGTAGGTAAATTAAAAGATTATGATATAAATTGTTTTCCTAGTATTTGGGAAGAAACGTTTTGTATATCAGCGATGGAATCATTAGCTGCGGGTCAATTATTAATAACCACGGATCTCGGTGCTATACCAGAAACATGTGCTGAGTTTCCTATTTATATTCCATACACATCTGATAAAGCTAAATTAGCAATTCAATTAGGGGAATGTGTTTTACAATGTAAAGAAATGTTAAAAAATGATTTATCTTGGGGTCTTAAATTTCAACAAGAATACTATCAAAGATATTATGATTGGAAAACCATAGGTCGATTTTGGACTGATTTTTTAAAAGGAGCACTTACTGTCAAGCGAAAACAAAAATAATCATTTAATGGTTTGTACACCAGTACACTCAGAAGTATCTATTCATTTTGCTAAAGCTTGTTTAGATTTACAGAAAGAATGTATCTTAAATAAAATTAAAGTAACATTTCAATTAATGAAATCTTCTTTAGTAACTCAAGGAAGAAATTTATGTGCATCTGGTTTTATGAACTCTGATGCAGATAGAATGATATTTATAGACAGTGATATGGATTTTAGTACTAGATCTGTTTTAAGATTGTTTAATTCACCACATGATGTTTCATTAATACCTTATCCAATGAAGACCGTAAATTATAATAAGTTTCAAACTGATTTTAAAAGAAGACCTGATGATCTACCTAACACAATGGGTCATGTATATCCTGTAACAGTTAAAGATCCAGAAAACATAGAACCAAAAGACGGTTATATTGAAGTAGAAAGAGGACCAACAGGAATGATGATGATCAAAAGATCTGTCTTTGAGGCATTAGAAAAAGAATATAGCCAACTTAACATTGTACAAAAAACTATGGTAAATGGTGAGCTTGTTGAGAGACCTCATTATTACAACTTCTTTGATTCTTACTATAGCCCAAAGTCTAAAACTTATACAGGAGAAGACTTTTATTTCTGTAAATTATGGACATCTATGGGTGGCCAAATACATGCTCTGATTGACGAAGAAATAAGCCATGTAGGAGAATATCACTATACCGGTAAGTTCATGGACGACTTTACAAAAGTTGAGTGATATTGAAGAATAGCCTTATATAAGTTAAAATACCATAATAACTAGTTAAAATATTATGGATCCATTTACAATAGCATTAGCAACCTTTGGTATTCAAAAACTCAGAGGTAAATCAACAAAACGATCATTAAGAGATGCAGCAATTGCAGGAACTTTAGGACAAGTTGGTGGTATGGCAGGTATTAAAGGTTTGAGTGCTTTTGGACAATCAAGTCAAATGCCTGGTATGTTTGCTGGAGGAAATTACTTAGGTGATATGGGAGCAGGAAGTCTTTCACTAGGACAACAATTTACAGGACAAACTTTAGCAGGTAGAGGATTATCAGGTTTGATAGGTCAACCAGCTATGAGTGCTGAAAAAGTTGGTGCGATGACACCTGCGGAGGTCGCTGCTGGAGGCGGTAAAGAAGCTTTAATGAAAGGGTCAGGTTTCAGAAGTTTTAGTCCAGGAGCACAACTAGGTATAACTGCCGCGGCAACTACTGCTTTGGCAGGTGATGAAGATCCTGTAGAACCACCAGAAGGTACAAGACCAGAAGACTATGCAGAAGCAAAGAAAAAAGCAGACGAACAACTTCAAGGTATTTTAGATAAATATGATTATGAAGCAGATGCTGCAGGTATTACTCAATCTTCATCTCCATATAATTATGGTAGTGATTCAATGTACACTTTTAACAAAGGTGGTATTGCAGAAGTAAGAAAATTTAATTCAGGTGGTATTAATTATTTACCATCAAAAATAGATCATGATGAAAAAGATGTTAACAATTATGTAAGAGCTATGGGCTATGTTGAAGATGGTTCAGGAAACGGTGACAAAGATGAAGACACCATGTTAGCTCAGTTAGCAGATGGGGAATTCGTATCGAGAGCGGATGCAATTTTAGGAGCAGGTATCATGGAAGGTGCCAATCCTGGAAGTTTTAAGGACATGAGAAAAAAAGGAGCAGCATTCTTTTATGGCCAACAAGCTAAGTTCAAACGAATATTTGATTTACTAGATGAAGCCAAAAAGAAAGCAAATTAAAAAAGAGGTCGGTGTATTATACATCGAACCAAAAAAACTTGACGAGTATTGGTCACTTGTTGAGTTTATGTTAAGAGAAGGTTTAAAATACGATGGTAACCCCATGGATATTGAAGATCTTCGACAAGGAATTAAAGAAGGAGCCTTTCAATTGTTTATGATGTTTGGCTCTGATGATGGTGAGAAGTACAAAGTGTTCGGTGTATTTGTTACTAGAGTAATGGTTTTACCGAACTATAAACAATGTGAAGTCATATTGTTAAAAGGAGACAAAAGAGAATTATGGCAAGACGAGGCTGCAGACACGATAGAGGATTTTGCAAGATCGGAAGATTGCAAAAAAATAGCAGTGCATGCAAGACCGGGTTGGAAAAAATTTTTAGGAACTAAACAATGGCAAGTAAAAAGATATTTATACACAAAGGAGCTAACATAATATGAGTTTTATCTTCGGAGGCGGAGGTGGCGGCGGAGGCTCCACTTCAGGAACACAAGTTTCAATTGCTAGAGAGGCACCAGAAGTAGAAAGCAGAAAACTCGCTCTCTACGATCAAGCAGCTCAACTAGCAAGTACACCTGTAGGAATACCTGCATTTCAAACAGCAGGACCAACAGGATTAGAACAAGCGGGATTTACACAAGCAGGTGTAACAGGTGTTGGTGCACCAGCTACTGCTTTAGGTATTGGATCTGTTTTAGGTTCAATGCAAGGACCAAACATTAATCAATTTTTAAACCCTTATCAATCTTATGTAACAGATGAAATAGCTAGACAAGGACAGATGGCACAAAACCAATTAGCTGCACAAGCAGTAAATGCAGGTGCGTTTGGTGGTGGTAGAGAAGGTGTTCAACAAGCAGAATTACAAAGAGCAACTCAATCTAATATAGGTCAATCAATGGCTTCTGGTTTCCAACAAGCAGCAGGATTGGCAGCACAACAACAAGGTATACAACAAGCTGGTGGACAATTACTTGGTGCGTTAGGCGGACAACAACAAGCAATGCAACAAGCAGATATAGCAAGTCTACTACAAGCAGGTGGAGTACAAAGACAACTTGGACAACAAGCTTTAGATGCATCAAGACAAACAGAATTAGCTAGAGCATACGAACCATACCAAAGATTAGAATTCTTAAAAGGTATCATGACTAATATGCCAACATCACAATCTGCCGTAACAGCGACCACGGCACCAGGAACTAATCCATTAGCACAGGCTGCTGGAACAGGTATAGGTGCATACGCTGCTTACAATATGGCGAATAGGAGGTAACTAATGCCTTTACCAGCTTTAGGTTTATTAGGAATGTTAGGTAACATAGGACGTGCGGGAACTATGGGGTATCGTGCGTTTAAAACTGCTAGAGCAGCACAACCTGCAGCCAAACAACTTTTTAAAATGGAAGGATCTGGACTACAAAAAGGTTTGTCAGCACTTGCGAAAGGTGAAAGAAAACTAATTAGAAAAACACCAGCTACTGCAGGAGGTTTAGAATTAGCTTTATCTGCACCTTATGCAGCCGAGGGAGTAACAGATGTTGCTAAAGGTATGTATGAAGGTGATTATGGACAAGTAGCTTCTGGATTAGGTTCATTAGCGTTAACTGCACCTTTTGTAGGTAGAGGATTAAGAATAGCGGGGCAAAGCAAAAAACTTCCCGCTTCTATCAGAAATCCGCTTTACCAAACAGGTAAAGAAACAATGAAAAAAGTTCCAATGAAAAAAACGTTTGTACCAGGTTTAGCTTTAACAGGTGTTGGTGCATTTACAGAAAGAGGTGATACGGTAGCAAATGCCGAAGAACAAGTATTAGGAGAACCGGTTACATTTACAGTTAGGGATGTCTTACAAAGTGTAGAAGCAGATAAGGCAAATGCAGGTAAGCCTACAATTATTGACGGACAAGAGGTTATCATTGGTTCTCCAGATTATAAAAAAATTGCACAAGCAAAATTAGACGAAGCTTATAAAAATGAGCAAGCTCAAGGCAGTACACCAGTAGCTACAGTAGATGAGATATCTAAAGTATTTACATTTGATCCTAATATAACTGGAGGAGCTAACATTACTGATGAAGGTGCTCTACCAAAAGTATCTAAAGAAACAGATTTAAATGAAGGTGAGATACAATTTTTAGCTAACAAACAGGGGAAAGATGCAGAAAAAGGA